CTTTTTTGGAAAAAAACTGTCCAAAATGAAGGATTAATCTTCTAGTTCTTGTGCCATAGCACGAGCAAGACCGTACTGTTTGATATCTCCGGCAAACATCATTAGTTGTAGACCCATTTTTTCGCTGAATACGTAGATTCTTTTCTTTGTAACGTAATACGGACAATCAATAAAATTATCCAAATAAAGAAATACTTGTGGGGTAAATTTAATTTCGTTGGGAAATTTTACTTCGTATGTTTGTAGATCTGCACGGTCAACAGCATAATCAAATCCGTCTTTGGTAAGACGTAAACCAGCATCGCCTTTTGCTCTAGTGTTTTGCCACCAAAGCATATAGTTCTTTTTGATTTCGGTTGCAGTAGTGTTTTCTTCTCCTGCTGAAATCATAAAAGTCTTAGTGTATGCTTCTTTGATATCCATTAACTAACTTTTTCACCTTTAGTTAACTTGAATACTTCAAAATCTGTACTCTTAAACGTTGCATTTAGTTTTTTAGCAAGATTAAGTGCATGACCAGGATTACTAAAACTAGTTTTCTTATATTTAGGACCCGGCGTAGGTGAAATAGAATTTGAACTTTTTAAATTAAAAGGTTTACCTTGATAAAAGACTGCCCAGATAGCATCAGAATCTAATACTTCTTCTTTACGATATGTGTTCTTGTCGGTAAATTCCAACAAGATATTTGGCTTTGGTCTACTCATTGTACGTAATTCCTTTAAGTTAACTACGTACTTATTTATTCAAATTTAGAAGTTTCCGCCGTCCATTTGCACATCTACATTAACTTCTTGCGGTTGTTGTAGCCGTGTGTCTTGTAATTCTACAAGCCTTGCAAGCACCATACTAATGCTGTCTGCAAGGTCTTTGTATTGTTTAGAATCTAATTTAAGTTCACGTTGCTGAGACTTAGTTGCAATCTTTGCAGATTGTAAAAAGTTTTCAATAGGTATTGTGTTAAGAGGATTTCGAGACATTCGCTAATACCTGACGCATTTCTAATTCTGTTGTAAATGGTCCTTTATACTCATAACGCTGAAGTGTAATAAGTTTAGGACAAAAACTTTTAACCCATCCTTTAGCAAAACGAATTGTATAATATCCTGCACAATACAAACTTTTACTTTTTCTGCTTTTACTATACAACGGCAAATTGTTTTGCACATCAAGTAATGGATTATATGCTTGTGTACTAGTTGGATATCCGTGTACTTCCATTACTTTACTGTCTTTTGTTTTCTTTTTTGCAGTTTGTTCAAAAAAGTCTTTACCAAAAGCATCATATACTTTTTCTACATTTTCAAAATGTATTTTATCTCGTGGTGTAACTAATACAAAGCCTTCTTTGTTCTTTTGTAGTGTACCTACTTTAGTTCCGTAATTTTGTACAATCCAAAATTTATTAGGCACTAATTGTTTGGCTTGAAGTTCTTTCGACATGTTCTCCTCCATATTTTGCATTTAACGGTTTAGCAAATGATTCTGCTTGTTCTGTAATTTTATTAAGTTCATAACTGCTCGCAAATTTTACTAAACGAACACCTACTTGTCCTACATTCTTTTGAGCATTAATTCCGTCAGCAATAGTCTCTCCTATAAGTTCTTTAACTTCGGGAGGCTGTGCTGTAAGATCACACAATGTTACATTACGATTATAGTCGTCTAGTACACGATGTTCTTCACCTAGGTGATCAGTCCAACGCTGTAGCATCATGTTATTCCAATTATAACCTTTTGTTTGTTTATCTTCGTATGCTTCAATAAGGCCTACTTTGTTCTTAGTGCCTTTTTTGCGTACACCCGGAAATGCACTAAACACATTATCACTAGTGTCGCCACGCATACATTTTTCAAACAATAACCATTGTGGGTCAGGAGCAGGTTTTTCTTCTTTAGTCTTTTTATCAACTACACGTTTACCTTTTTCATCCCAATAACCGTCATGTGCTACTGTTACTTTTTGTACACCATTGTATTGCTTTACATTAGGTGCAATAAGTTGTGCAAAGTCGCCGTCTGTGCTAATAATTACGTGATCATCTTTAGGGTGTGCTTGAATCCAACCAGCAATCAAATCATCTGCTTCTAGTTGCCTGTGTTGTAATACTGTGCAATTAGTTTTATTTGTTAAGAAATCTTTAAAGTCGTCAAATGTTTCCCAAAATACTTTTTCTTCTTCTTGTTGTGCTACAGTAAGGCTGTCGCGATGTTCTTGCCTATTGCGTTTGTAAGGCTCATAATAATCCTTACGCCAACTACGTCCTTCTAAACAGAATACAACGTGAGTACCGTTAAAGTCTTGCCATGCTTTTCTAATGCTTTGTAAAGTAGTATGCAATGCCATGCCTATTTTAACGTCTGCATCGCCTCTTACAGCATGTCTAGCACGGAAAAATGTGTTTGCTGTATCTACAAGTATATAAGTCATTCTGTTATCCTATATTATATTAAAACTAATTGCAATTCTATCTTGCTTTGTTGTTTGTTGTCCTACACTGTGTTTTAAATACCCTGGAAAAATGTTTAACATACTAGTTTCAGGTTTAAACACTGCTTGATTTGTAGTAAAATCATTAAATTTGTTTACTACATTGTTTGCCCAATGATTGTCTGAAGTTGCAGGACTATACAGATTCAACGGTGCATCGTTTTCGTTTGCTTGTACATAGTACACACCACTCCAAATAGCAGGGCTATGTGTATGAGTTTCGTGATAACTATTATGTCTGTTTATAGCAAACCACATATCTCTAATTTTAAAATTGTAGTCGCCGTTAAAATCCATAAACTTGTTAAGTTCTTGTATTGCACTGCTCAAAAAGTTTACAAACGGTTTCATAGTTTCATGTTCTATTAGTGGCTTATCTAGTTTAACATTATAACTTGTATAATAGGTATTTGTCAAGTTATTTTTACTGTCCATAGGAAAAGATTTTTCTAAGTCATAAAAAAGTTGTTTCATATTATCATTATTAATATGACCTTCGTTCCATTTTTTACGTGCAAATGGAGTTGGAAATAAACCTAATAACTCTGACATTAACTTATTTCTGATTTTCCATCGCCTAGGTCTTTTGTGTTAATAAATCCAGCACCCATAGGATTATTTGCACTTGCTACGCCTTGATCTTTAGCAACATTACCGCATAGTTCCTTAAACCAAGCATCGACAATTTCTTCTTCACTATCACCGTTGTATCCGTTTACTCTAAGTTCACGAATAAAGTATTCGTTCCAATCAAGTTCAAAGAATCCATTGCGTGGATTATTATCTTTCATCTCAACATTAAGAACTGCTACATAAGGTTCTTTCTTTTTAGTTGCTTCTGCTTTTGCATCAGTTCCAGGTTCTTTTGATACAGAAGCAGGAACTCCGTCTTTTTTAAAAATGTTTTTAATTTTATCTAACATTATAGTCCTGCCTTTCTTGCTTTTTCATCTAGTGTTTCTTGTTTATCAATATTTTTAACATTAAGTCCATTAAGTTCCCCAGGCATTTCCGAATAAAGATATATGGAGTCTTGGTGTAAATCTCCATCCTCTTTCCATGCAGGCTTCTGCCACGTCTTTAACGTTGAGGGAATATTCTTCACTGCGTCCGCCCAATGGCATAAGATATACCGGACATTCCACCCCGGCACTTCTGTAAGCGTCCACAGCCTTTGTAACTTCGTTAAAATCATCTTCACTAGCGACAACAAACTTGAGATAGATGTCACTACCAAGAACACTGTTATACTGACTAGCCACATCAGGCTTAATAGCAGTTTCCCAAGGTTCTCCGCTAACACTAAGTTTTGGGGAACAACTCCAAGTGACTTCAAATCTGTCTTGTGTTGTAAGATAGTTATAGAAATCTTCGTGTAAAGTTTGTGTAGTGTTTGTTTCAAATGTAACATTTTTTAAGTCTCCCATACGTGGGTGTTCAAACAGTTCAACGTAAAGTCGTTGCCACGCTAACAACGGTTCACCACCTGTCATAATCAAATGGATATCTTGTCCGTTATCCATTGTCCACTTACCTTCAGGAGTAAGTGATAGCAGATGCTCTACTACTTCGTCGACTTCTGCTTGTTTATTAAAATGTTTAAATTCTGGATAGATACTTGCATATGTATCACAACCTGTGTGAATAATAGGCAAGTCGTTAAATTCTTTTGTAGTTTTGTGTACATCACGTGCAATAAGATCGGCAACTTCTTGATTATGAATAATACCTTGCTTTTGTTTTTCGTCACGCATAGGTTCGTTTTCTAACCCAAAGTTCATGCAACGAAAGTTACAACCAAATGTACGCAGGAACACACTAGGCACACCTA